AACGGGTTTAACTGGAGGAGGAGATGCTGGCGCAGTAACATTAAATGTTATCGGTGGAACTGGTATAACTGCAAACGCTAATGATGTAGCAATCACATCTGGAGGCGTTGGAACTACTCAATTAGCGGGAAGCTCTGTCACGACCGCCAAAATAAATAATGATTCTATCACTCACGACAAACTAGCTGCACGTTTTACGGCTGAAGTTGCTATAAGTACAAGAACAGGAACAGTCAATTATGACTGTGCAACTGCTTCATCATTTAAATTAAGTGGAGATTTAACTGGAGCTTATACTATAAACTTAACTAATTACAAAAAAGGTCAAGTAATAACAATCTATCCTTTAAAAGCTCAATCGGTCACCTTAACGGCTGGGACAGGAACAGAAGTTTTCAATAAACTTAGTGCTGTTGATTACGACAATACAGTATCTAGTATTTTACAAATTGAGTGTGTTGATGACCAAGACGCAAACCCAGTATTTTTCTATTCAGTTGCAACTTTTGCAGCAGATTCTACAATTTAAAAATTAAAATATGTTAAGTAAAAGAATACTTTCTTTAATAGCCGTAGCTACAGGTATAGATATTGATTATTTAGTTGTTGCTGGTGGTGGCGGTGGTGGTTCAGCAAGGGGAGCATCGGGTTCTGCAGGGGGTGCAGGCGAGTTTTTATCTCAAACATCTACTTCTGTAGAATTAGACACAAACATTTCTTTAACTGTTGGAGCAGGAGCAGCAGGAGGACCAGGAAGCCAAAATGCTCCTGGGACTCAAGGAAATAATAGCAATTTTATAATACTTACTAGAGGAGGAGGTTTTGGTCAATGTAGTTCATTTTCTGGATTACCTGGCGCAGGTGGTTCTGGTGGTGGAGGAGATGCGGGTAACACGTCTGGAGGAGCTTCAACGGCTGTTAGTCCGGGAGTAGGAAATGCTGGTGGAAATTCTGGTTCTAATGGTCAACGTTACGCTTCCGCAGGTGGCGGAGGAGCTGGTTCTGTAGGCGGAAACTCCAGCGATGCATTAGGTGGAGGAGATGGTGGTACTGGATTACAAAATTCTATTACCGGAACTAACTTATTTTATGCTGCAGGTGGTGGAGGTGGTCTTTATCAAGGCACAAATGTAGGTATAGGAGGATCAGGAATAGGAGGTTCTTCATCTGCTTCAGGAACCGCATCTGCTGGAGTTACAAACACAGGATCTGGAGGTGGTGGAGGAAGTATTGCTACAAACGGCACTATCTATGGTGGTGGAAATGGAGGCTCTGGAATAGTAGTAATTAAATACCCTAAAACACATAAAATAAATATTCCCAATAGTATAGGATATACAGTACTTCAAAACGTAGGCGATTTTAAAATAAGAAAATTAATTAGTGGAACTGGAAACATTCAATTTACTCCAATTCAAAGTCAAATAGACGTAATTTGTTTAGTTGTTGCGGGTGGTGGAGGTTCTGGGGGTGCTAGTCATTATGCAGGTACGTCAGGAGGTGGAGGCGCTGGAGGATATATAACAGATAATAGACCTGCCGATGTTAATGAAGATATTATTTTAACTATTGGCTCAGGCGGTGCTCTTGGACAAGGCGGTGGAGGTAGTGCAAATTCATTTAGAGGTAATAAAGGAAACGATTCTGTTTTTGGTAACATAATATCATCGGGCGGAGGATATGGCGGAGCAGGAACAGACCAAAGCGCTGAAGCTGAGGGAAGCGAAGGGGGTTCTGGAGGTGGTTCTGGAGCTAGGCAAGTTTCTATGAGTAACTCAGGAACTGGAAACAGGCCAGCAACTTCTCCATCACAAGGTAATAACGGAGGTGTATCTTTTGGATCTTTCTCTGGAAGTCCAGGTAGATTTGGAGGAGGTGGAGGTGGTTCATCTTCAGCGGGTGCAAATGCTTCAGCTTCTTCGTCTGGAAATGGTGGAGCAGCGACAACAAACAATATAACTGGCTCTAACGTAGATTATGCCAAAGGTGGAAACGCTCCCTCGTCACTTAATACTCAGGCAAACAATGCAGCCGCAAACACAGGGAATGGATCTGATGGCTCAAAAGCTCTTAACAGTGGCAATACTGACTTGAATGGGGCTAATGGTGGTTCTGGAATAGTAGTTTTAAAATATCCTAACACCCATTCTTTGACAATACCAAACACAATAGGCTTCACACATCTTTCAAATGTTGGAAACTTTAAAATAACAAAATTCACTAGTGGAACTGGACTTATTAAATTTACTTAAAATTAAAAAATAATGGCACATTACGCATTTTTAGACTCAAATAATATAGTTACCGAGGTAATTGTTGGAATAAATGAAAGCGATACTTCTGAAGATTGGGAGCTATTGTATGGAAATATAAGAAATCAAACTTGTAAAAGAACATCATACAGCACTTTTGGCGGAGTTCACTCTTTAGGTAAAACACCTTTTAGAAAAAATTATGCTGGTATTGGCTATAGTTATGATAATTCAAGAGATGCTTTTATCCCTGCGAAACCTTTTGCAAGTTGGACTTTAGACGAGAACACTTGCTGGTGGGAAGCACCTGTTTCTTATCCTACAGACGTAGAAGATGAAGATGGAAATATTAAATTTTATAGCTGGAACGAAGAACGCCAGCGATGGGATTTAAATTAATGGAACAAGATTTGAAAATATATGGATTAAGTGTTGGCTCACTATTATTTAGTGGGGTAAGTGATGTAAACCCTTTTTTACAATTTATAGTTTTAATACTAACTATAGTTTATACAGGAATTAACATATATAAAGTAAGAAAAAAATGAGAAAAAGAGATTTGATTCATTATTGCGGTGCAGCTGGTATATTTTTAATGGTTGTTTTGCTGCTTTTATACTTAGCAAATAATTCAATACCCGCAGATAACAAAGATATTTTTGTGAGTATTACGGGAATGATAGTTGGAAGTTTATCTGTTGTAATATATGCTATTATTGGACGCAATCCAGACGAAATTGCACAGCTTGAATCTAAAACAGAATCACAACAAAAGCAGATTGAAATGCTAGTTAAGCAAAAAGACGAACTGGAACAAATGCTTATATCCTTGCAAAATAGTTTAATAGACAATATGACTATTTTTGGTTCTTCTTTGTTTGATTCACTTAATATAAAGACTAAAAAATAAATATGTTACATTTTGATATACAAGAATTTGATTCACCAGATGAAAAAAACAGCGGTTCTCGTATGCAGTCTAGTACTTTGCAAATGCTCAACGATGCACGTGGAATTGCAGGGATTCCCTTTAAAATCAATTCAGGGTTTAGAACGAAATCTCACAATGCGTATATTGGAGGAGCTAAACTCTCGTCACATTTGTACGGATATGCGGTTGATATCCATTGTACCGATTCAAGAGGAAGAGCAGTCATTGTTGATGCACTCCGTAAAGCAGGATTTACAAGATTTGGAGTTGCGAACACATTCATTCACACAGATAACGACCCTGACAAAGACCAGAATGTTATGTGGCTCTATTAGTTGTACTGCTGGTAATACTTTGACTTATGAGTAAAAAAAAATTTAAAGATACTAAGGTTGGTCAGTTCTTACTTGAAAAGATTCCTAGTGTTGTAGGTTCACTTGCTGGAGATACGCCTTTAGGTAATGTAGTAAAGACCTTAATAGGTGGCTCTGATATGTCAGACGCTGACAAAGAAATAGCATTAAAGAAACTAGAACAAGAAATAAACGAGTTTGATGGTATAACCAAAAGATGGGTTGCAGACTCTAAAAGCGGTTCTTGGTTATCTAGTAATGTTAGACCCCTTACGTTAGCTTTTCTCACAGTTGCCTTTGTAATCGGGTGGGCTTATCAATTAGAGGGCTTAGATACTGTTAAAAGCCTTTTACAGATTGTTTTTATGGGTTACTTTGGTTCACGTGGATTTGAGAAAGTAATGGGAAATAATAAACATAATTAATATTTATTAACAAAATCATTTTTATTTGTAAAAAAAATAAACTACCTTTGGTGGGAGGAGGCTAATTAAAGTTAATTCTTAAATAAACAATATGACAAAAGATGTTAAGCTAAAAGCTGAACAATATGCTAAAGATTTTGCATTAAGTATAAAACAAAGAACAGATAAACTATTAAAACTAGATTGTAATCAATACACCAACCTAGGAAGTGATTCTACAAAAGCAGAAAAAATAGAAGTTAAAAAAAATTCTAAGTTCATTTATAAGCAAATAAAAGGAATAGATGAAACGTCTGGTAATTTATTACTTAAATCCTTAGATGCCTAAAAAATTAACAAGAAGCAAAATAGTTAAAAAACTAGATGCCATATTTAGTCAATATATAAGACTAAGCAATTCAAAAGATTTACATTGTACTTGTGTTACTTGTGGCAAGGTTGGACATTGGAAAAATGGAAGCATACAAGCAGGTCATTTTATGAGCAGAAAACATTATTCTACTAGATGGGATGAACGTAATGTTAAACCTCAATGCATAGGTTGTAATATGTTTAAAGCAGGAGAACAATACAAATTTAGTTTATATCTTGGTAAACAACTTTCTGAAGAACTATTGCAAGAAAGTCATAAAACAGTTAAATTTACATCAGATGAATTAGAAGAAATGATAACACACTATTCTAATGAAGTTAAAAAATATTCTTAAGTGAATTGTTTGTTTGTGATAAGATGGGTAGGATTAATTTCTTACCCATTTTTTTGTTATGTTAAAAAAAAGCTGTAAATTGCTTTAAATTATAAACAACTTAATATGAGCAAACAACAATCAATCAACGAAAAGCTGTTTAACTTACAGCAAGAAATCGGTACTATTAGTAAAGATGCTAAGAACCCGTTTTACAAGTCAAAGTATTTTGACATTAATTCACTTATTAAACAATTACACGAAAAATTAGGTAAGTATAGATTAAGTTTAAAGCAGCCGATTAAATTTGATGCTATAAATAACTTGTCTTATATTCAGACTTATTTTGAATGTGCTGATACTTCTCAAAGAAGTGATTCAAGTGAAATGAAATTACCTGAAATAAGCGACCCTCAAAAAATGGGTAGTATTATTACTTACTATAGACGCTACACTTTGGTTTCTCTTTTAGCCCTACAAGCGGTTGATGATGATGGAAATCTAGGGAGTGGCAAGGTAGCAGCACCAGAATTGCCTTGGCTTAATGAAAACAGTCCTAAGTATGCAAAAGTAATACAAGCCTTAACAGAAGGGACTGCTACAATAGCAGACGTAAGAACTAAGTTTACAGTATCTAACAAACTAGCAGATGAATTATCAAAACTGTAAAATAAAAAGAGTATATTTAACATTTAATTATAAACATTTAAAAATAACTATTTATGGGAAACACATCAGCAATTTTATCGGGTTCAATAGATTTGGAGTCGATAGACAAAAGTAAACTAACAAAAGGCAAATATCTCAACTTTGATATCTTTGTTAGCGAAGAAAGCAAGTACAACAATAATGCTTGGGTAACACAAGGACAATCTAAAGAAGAGCGTGAAGCTAAAGAAAAGAAAGTATCTTTAGGAAATGCAGGGGTACGTTGGATAAACCCAGAATCAACTATAGTTGTAGCAAAAAGGGAAGAAGTGACAAACACTCAGCAACAATCATCAAGAGAATCTTCGGTAGATTTACCGTTTTAATTTAAATGGGGGCTTAACAACCCCCTTTTTTTATACTTTACAATGCCGAAACTTAAAAAACTAAAACAAGGAGAAACTTTTCCATTTGACTTTTGGAATTATAAAATAAATCCTATTACGGGTTATGAGTTTGAACCAAGAAGAAAAAAGGATAAAGAGTTATGGAAATACTTACAAACAAATAAGGGGGTAGTATGATAGCACAAGCAGCAAACATAGAGCAAAGAATATTAGATATAAAATACGGTAGAATAAAAGAGGGTCTAAAAATGGATATACCAGACATAGACGAATACATAAGGTTTAAACAAGGAAACTTTAATTTATTGATAGGTCACGCTAATGTAGGGAAGACTACGATAATAACATACCTTTTTACAGTATGGGCAATTAAACACAAGCTGAAGTTTTTAATTTGGTCTAGCGAGAACAGCTCTTCAGGTCTAGTAAGAAAGATAATAGAATTTAAAATGGGTTTACCAATACAAACAGCATCAGATTCACAAATTAATGCAGCTGTTAAATGGACAGACAAACACTTTAAAATTATTGAGGTAGAAGATTTATGTACATATAAACAGCTATTAAAACAAGCAAATGATATAAAGGATGCTTGGAACTATGACGCTTTATTAATAGACCCTTATAACTCTTTAGCTAAAGACACTCAATTAATGAGGGGTGTAGGAAGCCACGAATATGATTATCAAGTAGCTTCTGAGCTTAGGCTATTTGCTAAAAAAAGAAATGTTGCTGTATATTTAAATGCTCACGGTGTTACTGATGCACTCCGTAGAGTACATATTAGAGACCACGAATACGAAAACCTACCACAACCTTTAGGATTAGCTGGAGTTGAAGGAGGCGGTAAGTGGGGAAACCGAAGTGATGATGTGATTTGTATTCATAGATATACAGGTTCAGCTATGGATTGGATGTATTCACATTTACACGTATTGAAGGTAAAAGAAACAGAAACAGGTGGTAGATGTACCCCTTATAATGAACCGATAAAATTAAGAATGAGCAGAAATAATGTTGGTTTTGAATTTATGGGTAAGGACATACTACATAGCAAAAAAACAGAAGTTAAAGAAATACTTAAATTTTAAAATTATGATTACATTTTTAGCCATATTGATTTTAGCAGCAATTTTAATG